TAGCGCTTGGATAAAACGGCACTCCGATTTTGCGCAAGTGTTCGCATTGCAATTGCTCTCGTGTTTTGCCGCCTTTGCCGGTTCGGATTTCGGTAAAGTCGGCCAACTGTTCATCTGTAAGGAACATGTCTGCACCTCCAATTTCCACGCTTTCGCGGTTACTTTCAGTATTTCAGTGGTTCGGGTCATTTGGTTGGTGGGCTTGTTCCATCCCAATACACTGCTTCATCTGGTCCGCTTGCTAAATCAAAACCAACTATGTTTGGTTGTGGTGTTTTTTTGAGCATGGCCGCTCGGCAGTCGTTCCAGCCAAGGCGGTATCCTTGTCCTGCTGTAAGATCGTCAAACATACCGCCGTACTGATCGGTAACCCAGACTGGCGGAACGGTCGGCTCACTCGCCTGTTGTTGGGGTTGCGGCGATGCTAAATGCCTCACAATAGATTCCACCGCCGTTGTCATGTAGAAGTCAGGGCAGGCCTGTCTATCTAAATCTTCGCGGACTTTCATTGCCAATGTGTAGCCATCGATAGGCTCCCCGCATTGCTGCGTTTCGTGGGCTAATGAGCCAGGAGTGCGGGGGTCGCGCTCAGCAAGTCGTCCTTGCTGATACATCCAGCGTTCACGTTGCGTAGCCGGAGGAACAATATCAACCATTGCGTTTTCGAGTTTCTGCCGATCTGCTTCGATGATTTGAATAACTTGATCTTTTGAATACAAATCTACATGATCGTTACCAGTATCATTTATTGCAGAACCCCATGCTGGCGGTAATTTAATGTCTTGGGTCATGATTCCTCCTGCCTTAATGCACGCTCAATAGCCGCATTAATTTCGTCGCTGAAGCACTCAAGCGACAAGTCAAGGTCAATGCAGTCACCGTCTGAGTCGATCAAACAAACAATTCCAGAGCCGTTTTCCAAGTCAAGTCGTACTGTCCAGCCATCGGGCAAGACTTCACAGGCACGCATAACAGCAACGCCGATTGAGTGGCGCTCTCGGTTTAGGTCAATCATGGCTTCATCCTTTCGAACTCAATGACCCACACCCACGGGTTTGTATCCCATGAGCCGGGGCCGTTGATCTTGTCCCACAAGTACGCATACCCGCATTGGGTAGCCATCCCCATCTTCAGTGGTGATCTGCCTACTGATTCGGCGCAAAGTTTGTTGTCTACACCTTCATGGTGAGCATCTTCCTCGCTGATATCCTGCAAGCGCTCAACTCGAACTCCGGTTATTTCGAGTTGTATGCGGCTATCGCGTCGAAACATATGAATGCTTGGCTTCCATGTGATGGCGTCGGCTGGTGGCACGTTTTCGTACCAGCGGGGCACGCAGTCAGGGTAATCAGCGCGGTAGACGACCGGTCCAGGGTCCAGTGTGGTGGGCTTGGCCCATGTCTCCCGCACCCAAAGCTGATCGCCCGGGTCCCCGTAGGGGCATGTGGCGCGATAGCAGGTGAAATCAGGCAAGTAGCTCACATCTGACGGCACGGCGATTGATCCAAGTCGCGGTTCGTACGGCTTCACGACCCGTCGCGTCTGAGTCTTTTGCCCGCTCAGAATCGCCCGGACCATTTCGGCGTTGAAAAGTATGGGGCGCTCTTTCATGACCGACCCCCAAACAAACGACTGCTCGGCCCCTGAGGGCTCTGCTTGTCGCCACGTAGCTTTGCTATCAGCGCTTCGCAGTACTGATTGTGAGCTGCAAGTTTTTGGTATTCCGTGAACAGCACATACTTACCCTGCGGGTGCTCCATCATGCAGGGAACGACCTCCTGTTTGTAATGCTTGCTGCCGAGTGCGTAGCGTTTCGGGCAGTTATTGACCGTCTGCCCGCAACCCGGTGTCACATCAGTGTCTTTATCGGTTGTCATAGGGTTTTCCAGTGGGTTATTCACAGTTTGTGTGGATAAGTTAGGCGGCTTTGAGCAAGGCCTCGATAACGCCCTTGGTCATCGGTGGCGGCACAGCATTGCCCAGCATATGGACCGCGAGACGATGGTTGTCGGGAATTTGATAGGTGTCTGGGAAAGCCATAGCTGCCCGACATTCATTGCGAGTCAACATCCGCATTCGGTCGCCGTCTATTACGGACCAACGATCACGGGTTGTGATTGCTCCTATCGGGCGAGATAGGCAACGGCCTGTTTTGCCAGAGCCTGACCCGTAATAGGGTGCTAGAAATCTGGTTCCATAGCGTTTTCTGCCAGCCGCAATTCTGGCCAGAGTTTTAGGGCTGCGCTTGGATTGCTCAACTGGCGTCCATGCACCCTCGTCGAAATTGATAAATGACGACGCGGGTAAATGTTCAAGTTGTGGCAGCCTCAACTCAACCGGGTGTTTGGTGCGTGTACCAATGATGAAAATCCGACGCCTGTGTTGTGGCACTCCAAAATCGGCAGCATCCAGAATCATCGGTGCGAGCGCATAGCCAAGTGCAGACATGGCGGCACACCAAGGCTGGTAAAGTTGCCATTTGGCGAATTCTGGTACGTTCTCAATCATCACAAAAGTTGGGCGATGAAACTCAGCGGCATCTACAACAGCCCAAGCAGTAGATCGTGTTGCGTCGTGGTGAGGGCGCTCTTTGCCGCGTGCCGGAGTATGCCCTTGGCAGGCTGGCGAAGCCATCAGAAGGTCATGCATAGGCACTTGCGTCCAATCTGCCTGGTGCAGGTCTTGGCATATGTGGCTTGTACCCGGGTGGTTGGCTGCATGAACATCAACGGCAGGCTGCCAATGATTCGCTGCCCACACTACGTGAACCCCGGCTTGTTTGGCGCCTTCTGAGTTTCCGCCCAGGCCAGCAAATAAATCTATGGCTTTCATTTTTCCCTCACTCTCCACCCAGAACCATCACCAAACGTCATGAATGCCGGGTGAACTGGATGGCATAAGCTGGCCTTTACGTCGTCGAAATAGCCGTGGTAGTCGTCTGTTGCAAGCAATTTGCGCATTTGTTTGTCGCCGGCAAGCAAAACCATTTGGCCGGGGCTTGCGTGTTTGAGCCTCGGAATAGGGCGGGGCGGGTTTTCTGTCATGTAAAAAGCTCCATGCAATTCATGGTTGGTTGCGGGTAGATGGTTCTGCTATAACCAATTGGTGCTTTGATCTTGCTTTCGAAAACCAAGGAGAGAACCATGCAAACTAGAGAGATTGATGGGTTTAAGGTAAGTGCTGAGACGTTTCAAAGTGGTCAGTCTCGCCCGCGTCCACAAATCAAAACTGAAGCGTTAGATGGCTTTGTCGGGGAACGTTGGTTTGATATCTCGACTGATCAATCTTTTCGAACCGTGCTAGAAGCCCAGCGGGTAGCTCGTGAGGTAGTTTCCGCTGTTGTGTCAGTGAGTAAAGAGGGGGAGCCGTATCCATTGACGTATTGATATCAACGATATAAGTCGTAGATCATTTGTGCTAACTATTGATATGATTCCGCTAACGAAAGGAGGCGGACCGAATGGAAAAGAAAAGCTGTATTAGTGACAGACTGTCGTGCGTAATTCTTCTGGTTGGCATTGCTATTGGAGTGATTGGAGGAATGGCTATCTATGCCACCGCCTATCCCGTTTTTCATTCTGAAAGCTGGGCGGCATGGGTGCAGGCGGCTGGGGTGGTCGGCGCTGTAGGGGTGGCGGTTTGGGTTCCGCACAATGACCGCCTTATGGTTGCCGCCAAAGAGAGGGATTCGCAGCAGCGCAAAGACTACGAAATGGTTCGCTCGCTATCTATCCTTGCCGGGCATGCTGCTCGGGCTATGGCTTCTTCCACCCATAAAATCGAAGAAGAAGATAGGCCTATACGGATTGATCGCCTTAAAGATGTCCAAGAGAGCTTTCGGGTAATGATGGCGAAGGAGTTGCCGTCATACGCATTGCCTCATGTGCTTGCTATCCAGTGCGAGATTGCATATCAGATTTCAGCAATTGAATTGCATAACACGCACCAGAACAATCTCAGCACCAAGGCTGAAAGAGCTCGAAAGAGAACCTTTAAGGTCAGAGCGGTTGAAGAGCACTTGCGCGCGCTCCGGGACTTCATCCGTCAGTAGCCGCCAAAACTCGACATGCTAGTCATTCAGAACGGAATATCATCATCCATATCCGCAAGATTAGCCGCCGGAGCCTGCGGCGCTGCCGGCCGTTCTCGCTGCGGCGCTCTGGACGGCGGTCGCTGTTGGTTGCTTGATTCGCCCTGGCTGTCGTTGCCCCCCAGCATTTGCATTTGCTCGGCAATGATTTCCGTTGAGTAGCGGTCTTGGCCAGTCTCTTTATCCTGCCATTTACGGGTTTTGATTCGACCCTCAACGTAGACGGCCCGGCCTTTTTTAAGGTATTCGCCGGCGATTTCGGCCAGGCGGTTGTAGAACACAACGCGGTGCCACTCCACCTCCTCTCGCTTTTCGCCGGAGTTTTTGTCTTTCCAGCTTGAAGTCGTTGCTAGTGAAATGTTGCAAACTGCGTTTCCGTCAGCGCTGTAGCGAACTTCGGGGTCACGCCCCAGGTTGCCCACCAGAATTACTCTATTTACTGAAGCCATAACTAAACGTCCTGATATTGTTGGTCGGTGAGTTCGTCGCGAGGGTCACGGTAGCCGTCAACCCGGCAGCGTTGCTGGGGAAGTAAGATTGACGGGTGAGCCTTCGGTCGCTTCTTTGCGCACTCAGGGCAATTAACACCGTATTTGGCGCGCAATCGCTTTTTGTGGTCGCCCATAGCCCGATAGAGTTCAACTGTTTCGCTCATGCGACGGCCTCCCGATGATTTTCATCAAACTCCTGTATCACCTCCATGACATACTCTCTCGCCGCTTCGACGCGCTCGATCATTAGGCGCTCTTTCGCAAAGTCGCGCTCGACAATCCATCCGGTTATGCGCATGTGTTCTGGTATGTGTGACACGATGTGCATCTGTATGGGCTCGAAGCCGATCAAGCGCTGAGGCGTATCGACCAGAGCGTGAACCACTTCCCACTCGTCGGCATCCCATAGCTGCATGTAGGCTCGCATCTGCCATTCATAAACCTTGTCGCCGCAGTCGATCAGCCATCCGGGAAAAGTCTTGGCTGACCACGCGTTCTTCATGTCATATCCCTTGCGTGCTGCCTTGTCGAATAGATCACACTCGCCGGTAAGAAACTTATTGGTTTTGCGTTCGGTGTTTTTCACGAGGCTCAGGCCGCGAACGCGGTTTAGCATTTCAATAGATTCCGGCTCGACTTCGTTGCCTTTCTCCATTTCCTTGCTGCTGACTTCGAACTCGACGCCGAAGATTTCTTGTTTGGCAATCTCGCGCAGGTATGTCTTGGCCCCGACAGACAAAATTCCTTCGCTCTTAGTGCGTGGCTCGGCCATGATCTTACCGACGCAGGACGCACGAATTTTTAGATCACGCATCTTGAGTTTCCTTTAGTTGTGCCCCCCGAGCCTGAACGGCTTTGGCAAATAATTTGTACCCATCCGGGTCTCGGGAGTCTTGAAATACCTTTACACCAGCCTTCATCGTGGATTGCAGTTCGTCGCGGGTTTTGGCTTCTTTCGCTTTCTGGCACCATTCGTCACGGACGGAATCCATGTGAGCCTCCTTTTCATCCTCAGCAAGATGGCGAACCAACTCAGCATCAAGGTCTTCCAGGTCCTGGCTGAACATGTCAGAAGCGGCGGTAACGTTCAACACCATTGCGATCTTGGCGCGTTTGCAGGCCATTTTCAGTACCGTGTTGGCGAGGTCTGCTGGCTCTGTGCGAATCTGCTCGACGGTGTAATGTCCACCGCTTTTTCGCCCGTACTTTATCCGGCGCAGGTCTTTCGGCGTATCTTCCCACTCCTGGGTGCAAACCGATTTGCGCCACTTGTATTTTTCTTCGTCGGTAGATGCCTCGCCCATGCCTGACCCAAGCGGCAAGCCGGTTGCCTGATGTCGACCGGTGCACTTCACTCGGTAGCGCACAAACCCAGGCCCGGACAGGTCTTCGACTACATAATCGTCTGCAATGCGGAAGGTCATACAAAGCACTTCCGCGCCAGGTTTCAGTAACGTGGGCTTATCGCCGGCGCCTGGGATGGTGCCGTAGTGCACATTTGGCTTCATCACAGACCGCATCACCTCCTGTACGGTTATAACGTGTCGAGTGACTTCAGCAACTGAGCTGCGGCCCTCACTTTGTGGCACGATGCCGGTTGCGGAGGGGCGTTCAATAATTTCTGTCATATCAAACCTCAATAATGAATGCGCACGTTCGGCACTTGGCCGGCTGCGATTAGCTTTATTACGTCACGTGCCTGATCTTCAGTAATGCCGGCGTTCATAACGGCTTCTTTTGCGCTGCGCATGACTTTGCTTTTGTGGACGCGGTCGGCTTCTCGTGCCTTGGCTTCGGCTTCAATCCGAGCCGCTTCGTCGGCTTGGCGTTTGCGTTCTGCTTCCAATGCTTGACAGTGGCGTTCCTCGGCGTCGCGCTTTTCTTGCTCGGCGCGTTCAATTGCCTCCAGGCGTTCGCGCTCGGCTTTTTCGGCCTGTAGTTTTAGTTCCAACTCGCGACGTTCGGCTGCGGCCTTGGCCTCGGCTTCTCGCTTGGCGGCGGCTTCCCGTTCTGCCTGAGCTTTTGCCTCGGCTTCTCTGCGCGCGCGCTCCTCTGCCTCTCTGGCGATACGCTCTTCAGCTTCGCGTTTGGCCCTTTCTTCAGCCTCGGCACGCAACCGGGCAAGTTCAGCTTGTTCGGATTCGTATTTTTCGCGGGCACCAAGGGCGGCTCTAAGTTCTTCCAGTTTCTTTGCTTTTACCCTGTGCGCTTCTGCTTCGAATTCATCGAGCGAATCATCAATGACCATGGCTTCGATTTCTTCTATGCACTGCTTGATCGTTTGCGCGGTGCAGCCATTTAAATGACTTACGTCGCCCAGCTGTGCGATAAACGTTTTGTGCCGATTAACCCGAGCATCTTCTGCCGCCTCCCATTCAGTCAACGGCTTGCGCACTTCATCAGCCAGGGCATCAAGCGTTTCCCGTACTCGTTTGCGCTCGGCGTCGATCTTCTTGGGGATTTCCTTCAGGTCGTCTACCAGTTTCTTTCCGAGATTATCCAGGGCAGTCTTGGATTTGCGTACCTTGAATGCCCGACTGGCGATCTCGTCGCGGCCCTTTTTGGTAGTCAGGTCTGGAGCAACCCCGGTCACCTGGTCGCGTATCCGTTGCAGCCAAGGGTCAAGGCCGTTTGGCTTTTGGTAAACTTGCAGGGCGGTTTCGGCAGGAGGGAGTTCAACTAGTTCGGTAGATTGCTTTTCGAGTACTTCGCTCATTTCAATATTCCTTGTTAATAACCTGCTGCGACACCGACAAACGGGAGAAAGACGAACAGGATCAGCAAGACGGCTGCCGATCCTGCCCATGCCGCTGCTGGAATGCGTTCGTCTGGCCGCACTTCCTTCCATCCAAATTGATGGGCAAGGCGAGGGCGGATCCAGTTCATCCAAACGCCGTCGCAAACGGCTGCCACCGCAACTGTGGCGATAAGCATTAGGGCGTATTCAATGACCGTCATGCCTCGTACTCCCGTAAAGTTTCGGTATCGACAAGGTGTTCGCAGTGCTCATAAACCGTGTCGAGAATCATGTTTTGCCACCATTCGTGGGATTTCCCCATGAACGGCCGTTCGTTGCGGATAGCCAGCGCGAGGCCGTGCCAGACCAATTGAGGGCACAGGTCAAAGTCGATTTCTTCAGTTGATACGCGCAAGGGGTCATCAGGACAGGCAGCAATGCCGTCCCGGTCGAGAACGTAGGTCATGATTGATCTCCTGAACTTGGAGTAGGGAAATTTAAGTAGTAGCGCTCAAGCCCGGTGTGAGGCCCCGGAGTGAAGGAGGTCAGCGGAGAGTTAACGCGGCCAAGACGTTTTCCTGAACGCTACTGCTTAAATAAATTGGCCCCTCCTGCACGATTCGAACGCACAACCAGCAGGGTAGAAACCTGTTGCTCTATCCATTGAGCTAAGGAGGGGGGGGTGGGATTGCAGGCGCTCGCATAGTGCAATTGCCTGCGCTCCCTGATGGTGGCCGGAGGTGAAACAGGCTTCTTTCGGTGTCGGTTGCCATGACCGCGCCTTTATCCCTCTTGGAACTTTTCAGTTTTTAACCTTCGGGAGGCCGTCAGCGGGGCCGGTTCACGGTGCACATCACCACTGTGCGATACACCATCAAGGCTGACCAATGGAAGGCACCACATCGTTAAGCCCTTCAGGTCTACAGATCATTAGTCAGGCGTGATAGTCCTGCACTTTGCCGGTGCAGGGCGGCTTGCTTGGGTGTTTCCAAAATGGAAATAGTTGCCCCGGCTAACCGAACCGGGCGGGCCTGAGCCTGGGCAGGAATTAACCCAGCTATGCAGGCGTTAATGGTCGGCGGATATGACTGGCCGGGCCGGGATCATTCGGAATCGTCATCTTCTTCATCCGCCCAACCCTTCACCTTTCTGGCGAAGCCAGACCATTTCTTTCTCGACTGTTCGTCCATATCGTTCCAGCTTGGTGCGATATCGGATGAGATGATTTCCCCATTTTTCAAAGAGAACCGTCCGCAGTTGCTGCCGACATCCTCATCGGCGAACATGACTTCGATGGTTGTATCTGGGAATTTCTTCGAAACTTCGATTAAAAGCGGCTCCGGACAAGACCAAGCGGTATCGAATCGTGCTGTGCCATCTTCCGCGTTATGGGTGCTATCGCATGCGTTCCACTTGCTTCCCCATGTCTCGCGGGCAAAATCCATCTGATGCAGAAATCCACATTTCCTATGATTCCTGAGCATCTGGATAAATTGTTCGAATGACTCGTCACTTAGTTTGGCAATATCTGCCTGACTTCGGTTTACGGCCTCCATGCTAGCTATCAGAGGGTGATCGCTCAGCGGTTTTCCAAGCACCGCTTCAGCAGCGGTTTCAGCATCACCGTAAACGCCACCCCACTCAAATTCACCAGGAAACGGCAAAGCAATAGAAAAATCTATGTTGCCCTTGTCATTAACCATGCTTCTGATTACTTCCGGGCTTGTCTTGATTTCTGTGGTGACCCAGTTGGGCATGTTTCTCTCCTTGTTGTCATCAGAAAACGCCAACCCGTGACGCTTTCGGATAACCGGACAACCAGCCCCCGGCTACTCCCCACTTAGTGGGCTCCGGGTAACTGGCTGTCGAATCAATCAACTCATGGCCTATAGCAACACTCCGGAAGCCAAGCGCATGAATTGATAGCCGTTGGTCTTTATCAGGGGTAACGGGTTGCGCCCTGAGCCTAGTCACCTTTCGGTCATTGGCCTGTTTATCGCTTATCTGGTTGTATAAAGAGCGATCGAAACAGAAGTGAAGGCGTTGACCTTGAGCGCGGCTTCCTTTAAAACTGCGTTAGGGTTCACTTGGGAACTCAAAGAGAGGATCGTTTTGACCCAATTTTTGTTCTTCCCTATCCAGCGCACCTGCGTCAACAGGTGGTTGCCAGCCTAAAGGGAACCCAGAACGCAAACGTCAGGAAGCACCCACCCAAAGCGCAGGAAACCCCTGTGGCAGGGAGTGCGCTTGAATGGGGTTGACGACCCGCTCAAGCCCTTCGGGATACTGGCGGGCAGGTGCAAGGTTGGCACTTAGCCCTAATCTGAGTGATTCAGATGGGGTTAAGTACGTTTGGAGCCCTGCCGCGTTCGCCGTCCTGTGTATCCGTTCGGATGCCAACGCCTTCACTTCTGTTTCGATTTTTAAAGAGCATTCCGGTCTAGCCGGGCAACCGCTGGCACCTTCTTACTAACCGTGGCTTTGCCTAAGGGTGTTCTGTGGTGCATGGGTGTAATACTAATACAAGAAAAACTAGCATGCAAGAAAAACTAGCAAAGAAAGGCGAATAATTTGTAACAGGACAAAGAAGAAGGGAAAACCCTAGTCAGAACGAATGGGTAGATTTCTATTTAGGGGAAGGGGAGAGGGCAATAAAAAACCCGCCGGGGCGGGTTGGACGAAGCTGTTCAGCGGGCTAGTTTCCCGCTTGCTGCCGTTCTTGTCTGATTTGCTCAAGCAGTTGTTGGGTGCTCGCCGCCTGGGAGCGGGCTTGTTCAAGAGCGGCGCCAACCTCCTTACCGGAGCCGTGCGAGGCGATCATATTATTTAGCAGTGTGGCGTTGAAAGCGACTACACCAAAAACGATAGCAATGACTGAGCTAATAGCGACGACGACGGCTGTAGTTTTAAGGCTGGAAATAGATTTTCTGATGTCTCGATTTTCGCCTTTTATCTCAGCCGCCATATCAACAATGCGCTGCACAGAGCTTTCGATGCGCGCAACCCTCCCGTCCATCTTGGCTTCGATGGTTTCCAGTTTGGCGTCTAATTCGGGGCGAGAAACTGTTTCCATATATTCATTATGGGGCTGACCGCCACTTTTTACAACACTCTCAAGCTCTTCTATTTCTTGTTCTACATTGGCATACCAATTGGGAGGAGAGGGGTTGATCACATTGTTAGAGCCCATTCTTTTCACCTTGCAATATTTTTTCAACTTTCTTAAATGAGGCAAGCGATTCTTTGCTGATTGCCAGAATCTTTTTGGCTATTGCGTAATGTATTTTCTGTTTATATGTGTCATCTTCTGACTGATCGATGATATTTTTTGCAAGGTCCAAAATTGCATTCAATAATTTATTGTGCTCGGAACGATACAGGGCTATCAAAGCAATGGCCTTTTCAGGCTCATTTCTAATGAGTTCGCCCATATATTTTTCAAACATTTCATCGGATTTTTTTTCGTCCAAGGTAGTCCACTCCTTCTGTTTTTTTGCCAACCCGACACTGATTATTAAAATCACCCACCCACAGTCTGCGGCTCGTCGGGAAGGGTGGGTTCTTTTACTTTTCCGCCTTGATTTCTATCACCCCGCCTGTGTCTTGGCTTATGTAGGGGGAGGCGGCTCGGAGCATGGCAGGGAAATGCTTTCTGAGGTCTGGCGCCTCAGCTCTCCCAGTTACAACAATCCGCCAAATTTGCTCTGATTCTTTTTGGTTTTTCCATGCTGAAAGTGAAAAACCAATTGGGTAGAAATTTATTGTCTGTTGATACGCTCTGCTGCCTGTTACGCCGTAAGTCGGGGTGCTTGTTGTTGAGCCGTAATAAGTCCCGCCAGCCACGTAGCCCGTTGTTTGTGTGTTTGATCCAGTAACTCCATAGGTTGGCATTACGCCACTTTGGGTCATTGCTTCTCGCGGCCCCACTAGTGTTGCAAGTGACAAAATAAAATCGGGGTTGTTGGCTGTTTGAACAAACCCTTTTTCTTCCATAACTCGCTTTACCTGGTCAGCATATTGGCCAAACTCAAGGGGAGATCGATTTTCATTTGCGTCAATTATTTGGAAGGTTTTGTATTTTTGTGCATCCTGGGCGGCTATAGCATCAATCTGAACTAAAGGTCGGTTGACGCAGCCTGTTAATAACACAACAACAAATATGGTAAGTGTTTTTTGTAATGAATTGAGCATGGGCGCACCTTAAAAATTAAAGACCAAACCCGCACCAAAAGGCGCGGCCCACTATCCTGTCATCTATGTCTATTTGGATATCCGGGTATTCGTCTGCTTTTGCGGCATTTCTGGAATGAGCGAACCAAAGGCCGTTTTTTTTAATTAATTGCTTAACGTATAGCTGTTCGTTAATCCAAAGTACATAAAGTCTTTTTGATAGCGGCTCTCGCTTCGTCGTATCGACCAGGACAACAGCACCATCAATAATGTGTTCGTCCACCATTGAATCACCATCCACAGGGAAAGCTACAACGTTATTCGGCTTGGCGTCATTTTTCGCCAACCAGTCGCGGCGAAACATCAGCATTTTCTTAACGTCGTCGGAATAGATGATCTGGCCTGTTCCGGCTGATGCTTTGGCGTCGATTAGCTTGATTGGGGCGTGGTCTCCGTCTGGGTCGGAGCCTTGCAGCAAATACTCGACCGTTACGCCCAGAATATTGGCGACCTGCTCCAGGCGCTTTCTTTTCGGTGCCGTGCCGCCGTTTTCCCACTGCTGAATTGTTTGCCACGCCTTTATACCTAAAAGCTCCGCCAGCTTTTGCATAGAAAAGCCCTTAGCGTCACGCGCAGCCTTAATTCGTTCGTGGATATTTGTCATGGCAGAACTTTAACTGCAAGATTTTCTTGCATCAATGCTAGAATTTCTTGCAATGCTAGTTTTTCTAGCATAGAATCATCTTCATGGAAAAGAACCCTTTTGTTATCGAAGCAATCGAGCGAGTTGGAGGCCAAACCGAGGCCGCAAAAATCACCGGCGCACGAAGCTACCAAACAGTGCAGCAATGGATTGCGACAGGTCGAGTTCCTGCCAAATTTTGCGCTGCGCTCGAATCTGCCAGCGGCGTGTCCCGATTTAAGTTGCGGCCAAATGACGCGCACTTGATCTGGCCCGAACTTAAAGAGGCTGAGCATGCGTGACTCAATGCACCGTCACTGCGCCGCTATCGCCCAGGCCCCACTGGTGGTTAATGACCAACCGGAGATAGACGCCCTTTATATGGTCGTCACTGGGCTCTTCAAAGGCTTGGTAGGCAAGGTCTACGGCCAAATCAAAAAGTTGTTTGCTGGTGTCTTCGTTCATGTGCTGATTTTGCGTGAACTGAGTAATTGGCGCCATTCGTACTTTCCGAAGGTTGTGGAAACGATATTTTTTTCCATGCCTGTGACAAACACTGACAAAAGGTTTTATCAGTGATGATCAATACCGAAAAAAAACAGCTCACTTTGGATTTTGACCCCGGACTGCTTGACCGGTACCGAACGCTTAAGGATTGCATCGCAACGGGCGTTTATAAGCGGGGGCTTTCAACGTGCGCTATCGACCTGAACGAATCACCCGGCAACCTCAGCAACCAATTAAGCGATGACAGCCAACGAAAATTCGGTGTAGATGATTTTGAGCTTTATTTGGAAAAGTCCAAAGACTTTACGCCGATTTATTACCTGGTTGAGAAGTTCTTGAATAACAACCAGTCAGTTGAAAAAGAAGCGGCAGGCGCGGAAGCTTTACAGGCGATTGCCTCCTTGATGCCGTTACTTAAGAAAGCGGGGTTGGTGTGATGGATAAGCAAGTCTATTACTTAACCAGCCCACTGGCCCGCAGAAACGCCGCGCATTTCATTGCAAACGCACCGGAAGGGTATCGGGTCGAGATTCGCCCTAAAACCCGCACGTTGGCGCAGAACGACATTTTATGGTCGATCCTCACAGACATATCCAGGCAAGTCGATTTTGTCATTAACGGCCAGCTTACGAAGGTTGTCCCCGAGGAAGTCAAAGACATTCTTTCTGCTGCGCTGAGTAACGAAACCCGCATGGCAACCGGCATCAACGGTGGCCTGGTCATTCTTGGCAAGCGAACCAGCAAGATGACGGTTCGCCAGATGACTGAGCTCATTGAACTGGCCCATGCATTTGGAACCGAAAAGGGCGTTAAGTGGTCGCCCACTTCTTTGGGGCGTGATTTATGAAAGGGCGCACAGCAACCCTTGCTCAAAAACATTTTCACGGATTGATGGCCGATGTGGTTGGTTGCATCGCCTGCCGAAAAGACGGTGGCTTTACTGATTATGTCTCTATCCACCACATCGACGGACGCACTAAGCCTAACGCGCATTGGTTAGTTCTGCCTTTGTGTGGCGGCCATCATCAAGATTTAGGCTGGCCTGACTTTATCCCCGTACACCCTTACAAAGCGCAGTTTGAAGCCAAGTATGGCAAGCAAATGGCTTTGCTACAGGAGTGCATCGAATTATTGACAGAAGGCGGCTTTATTGTGCCGGAAGAAGCATTAAATGCGGCGGGCATGGAAAAACAAAACCCGGCCACTGTTGACGCAGTGCCGGGCCTTTCAACTGCACAAACTTAAAGGAAACGTGCAATGAATAAGCAAATTCTATTCGAGCAATCAGAGCGCGTCAAGGCCCATCAAATTGCGATGGCTGAAAACGTTGCCAAATTAACCAACAAAAAAGCGCAAAAACAACAAGTTCATTTACTGTGTGATTCGCTCAAGCAAAGCATTAACGCAAGGGGCAAATAATGGCCAGAATCAGAACAATTAAGCCTGAGTTTTTCACGTCCGATGACATCGTGAGCATGACGCCACTTGCACGCCTCTTTTACGTGTCATTGTGGTGTGAAGCGGATAGAGAGGGAAGGCTTGAATGGAAGCCTAGAACGCTTAAATTGCGATACCTTCCGGGCGACAACTGCAACATTGAAGAACTGGCAAATGAGCTTATAGAGGGCGGCCTGATCGTGCTTTACGAGGTTGACGGAAAGGAATACGCCGAGATTTTGAGCTTTAAAAAGCACCAAGTAATCAACAATCGGGAGTCAGAAAGCAAAATTCCGTCACGCGTCACCCACGCGTCACCCACGCGTGAAAGTGGCGTACTAGCGGAAGGGAAGGGAAAGGAAGGGAAAGGAAAGGATATAAAACCTATGTCGGGCAAGCCCGACGATGCGCCCAAAACAAAAAAAGAAACCCCCGAAACCATTTCTCCAGAAAACTTGGCGGCAAAAGAAACGATTGATTACCTGAACCAGAAAACCGGAGCGAATTACCGCGATGTTGAGGCGAATTTGAAATTTGTCCGGGCAAGGTTGGCGGAAGGGGCGACGGTTGACGAAATAAAGGCCGTCATCGACATGAAGGCGCGGGAGTGGTCGGGCACTGATTCGGCCAAGTATCTGCGGCCTGAAACCTTGTTCAACGCCACGAAATACAACCAGTACGTTGGGCAGGTTGGCGGCATGAGACAGGCTGAACACAAGCAAAGAGGGGTGGTGCTATGAGCAAAACCTTCTTGGATTTCGGCATCGACATTGGCACTCGTAGCGGCGTTGAAGTGAAAACAACCTGCCCACAATGCTCGCCACGGCGCAAGAAAAAAAACATGCCCTGCCTAAACGTCAACACCGAAAAGGGCATTTGGCATTGCTGGCATTGCGACTGGTCGGGGTCATTGGGCAAAGGGGTGGAACACCGTCCGGTTATCGCCAAAACCTATCGTAAGCCGGATTTCGTATCGAACAGCACAAAACTGCCTGATTCGGTTGTTGATTGGTTTGCCAGCCGTGGTATTTCACAAAAAACACTCATCAGAAACCAAATCGCCAGCGGCAGAATTTATTTCCCGCAAGTCGAAGAAGAACGTGGTTGCGTGATGTTCCCGTACATGCGCGGCTCAGAGTGCATTAACGTCAAATACCGCACCCGCGACAAACTTTTCCGGCTTGCATCTGGTGCTGAGCGCGTTTTGTACGGCATCAACGACATTGATTCGGCGTTGATTTGGGTCGAAGGCGAAATGGACAAACTTTCGCTTGAAGAAGCTGGATACACATCGGTTGTTTCTGTTCCAGACGGCGCCCCGGCGGTTGAGTCGAAAAACTATGATTCGAAATTTGATTTTATGGGCTGCGAAGAACTGGCGAAAGTTTCAACGCACATCATCGCAGTAGACAACGACTTGCCCGGTCGCAGGCTTGAAGAAGAACTGATTAGGCGATTGGGCCGTGAAAAATGCCTTGTCGTGAAGTGGCCTGATGGGTGCAAAGATGCAAACGATGTTCTTGTTGGGCATGGCGCAAAGACGCTTAAGGAAAACATAGAAGATGCGCAACCGCTGCCGATTGAAGGCGTTTACACCGCAAAGGATTTTTACGAGTCAATTTTGCGCAGATACAGGGGCGAGCACCAGAAAGGCGCGTCTACTGGGTGGGCCAATGTTGATGAGTTTTACACGGTGCTGCCGGGAGAGTGGACGCTTGTTACAGGCATACCAGGGCACGGTAAATCTGAGTTTTTAGATGCGCTGCTGGTTAATCTGGCGCGGCTTCATGGGTGGAAGTTTGGCATGTTCTCACCTGAGAATCACCCGGTTGAATATCACACAGAAAAGCTCATCGAAAAATACACCGGCAAGCCTTTTTCTGATGGGCCCAACGAAAGGCTGAACGCAACAGAGCTAGATACTGCTGTGACGTTCATTGACCAGCATTTTCACTTTCAGCTACCCGATAGGCCAACGATCGATACTTTGCTTGAGCAGGGTCGGCAAATGGTTTCGCAACATGGGGTACGTGGGCTAGTGATCGACCCTTGGAACGAGGTTGAGCATGTCCGCGATGGGGGCGTACCGGAAACTGAATATATTTCGCTCACACTATCAAAAATCCGCAGGTTTGCCAGAGACAACGGCGTCCATGTTTGGATAGTGGCGCACCCAGCAAAACTCTACAAAGAAAAAGACACAGGAGACTATCCGGTTCCCACCCCTTACGACGTTTCTGGTTCAGCACATTGGCGAAACAAAGCCGACAACTGCATTACTGTTTATCGCCACCTTAAAGATAAAAACAAGCCTGTCGAGATTCATGTTCAGAAAGTGCGCAAAAAGTATGTAGGCGGCATAGGAATGGCTGAGATGCGCTATAGCTGGCTTTGTGGGCAGTACACGCCATTTACAGGCTATGCGCCGGTTTATTCGCTGCATAAGGAGAGAGCATGACACCCGCACAACACGCTTTCTTCACTGACCAAAAACGCAAGCAGTATGAGGCCAAGCATGTTTTGTCATTCCCCACAAAAGCAGCGCGTCGTGAATACCTGGACTTGGTGGAAAAGAAACGCGGGGGAATGGCAAGAAAAGAACTAGAAGCCGAGATTATGAAGCAATGGAAGGAGAGCAAGCATTGAACAAACTCAGCCAACTTGAAGAAACATTTGCGTTTCAGATTGCCGCCTACAAATTGCCCGCTGCCAACAGGGAATACAGGTTCCACGATAAGCGCAGGTGGCGTTTTGATTTTGCATGGCCTGAAAAGAAAGTGGCCGTTGAAATTGAGGGCGGCGTATGGACGGGCGGCAGACATACAAGCGGCGCGGGGTTCATTGCTGACTCTGAGAAATACAACACGGCTGCTGTTTTGGGCTGGAAGGTGCTTAGGTTTCACGGTGGGGCGGTCAAGAGCGGGGAAGCAATCAACTTTGTCAAAGAGGTTCTGGCGTGACCGATAACGTTAACCATCCAACACATTACACATCTGGGAAAGTTGAGTGCATCGACGCACTAGAAGCGGCCACGGAAAACCTGACCGGCATCGAGGCGGTTTGCACGGCGAACGCCATCAAATATTTGTGGCGCTGGAAGCAAAAGGGTGGGCACGAAGATTTGCGAAAGGCGCGTTGGTATATCAACCGCATTTTGGGAGACGACGTTTGAACAAATACCCACGAAACCGAGAATACAAACCAGCCAAGCACCCTAGGCGCGAGGAAATAGACAAGGCGCAGCCACGGCTCAACAAAGGCATTAAGGGAGTGGGCGTCGGCCAGGAGATGCCGAAAAGAAAGGTGCGGTCGTGAGCGCTGAAATTCCGCGCTGGATGTTTGGCGACCCGGCCAGGGCGGTTGAGCACCTTGAGCGCATGAGAGCAAAGCAACGGGCGAAGCGAAAACCAAGCATTGAGGATATTTTCATGATGACACAAGACGAATCGGAACAAGTGGAAAACCTACTCGATACTTGGTACAGGTACGAGTCTGCCTACATTCCAGCCTTGGGCGCTCCAAGGGTATCGCCAAGCTGCCGAGGACATGACCCTGGTGACATTTTCGACTCGGGCGACGAACAGGACGCCAAACTGGAGAAAGTGACGGCTGAAGCCGTTTCCGCTTGCCTGGACGAATTACATTATCTTGAGCGGGCGGCTATCCAGTTGCATATGCGGAATAAAACAAGACCGGTGCATCGAAACCCACGGCTGGGCGACCCGGAACAAGCGCACCAAAAGTATCAAGAAGCGAAAGAAAAACTATTCCCTTATTTGAAGAAAAAGGGGTTGGTGCGTTGATGCAACAAATGTTTGACATTCCCTACAAGAAGCGTAAAATTTAACTGTCGGGGCATCGTTCGCCCTGAAGAAACGTAAAGCCTCGCAAATCGCGGGGCTTTTTGTTTGTCTCCTCCAGCTTCTACGGAAGCAACTCGAACCCGCCTGAGTCTGATGATTCGGCGGGTTTTCTTTTTGGATACTCACATGCCAGACACCGAAACAAGAAAGTTCGCCATTGCACACGTTGGACCGGAAGGCCGCGTTGCATTGTGTGAAGTATTCGGCGATGTCATCGAGGCCCCATCATGGAAGGAAGCCCGCAAGCAGGTAAGCAAGAATGACCTTGTTGACCGTCCTGGGTATGGCGTTCAGGCCGCTGAGGGTTGGGATGGCTGAATGGCAACCAATCAAATCAAAGTCCAAATAAAGTTGGCATGGTGGATCCGCTGGTATTTGACGGGCGTTGTATTCATGGCAAGGCTAACGAACCAACAGCCTGATCCTGAACGTGTTGGGTATTGGGTGGCTAAGGCGGCGAGGGTGAGGGTATGCAAACCAGAAAGATAAGCCTAATGGACGGCGATGTTGTCGTGCTAAGTGTTCCGACAGTGCTAACGGGGCAACAAAGAGAACACTTGCAAAGTCATGCGAGAGAGCTATTCCCCAACAACCAAGCAATCATTGCTGAAGGTGGAATAAGTATCGACGTACTGATGCAGTCAGACAGGCTCAAGGCAATTGAGACGAAGCTGGATGCACTAATAGACGCCCTAGCAGAAGAAGAGCCACAACAGTTCGATCTTGAAGGAAACGCACTACCTGAAGCACAAGAAGGCGACCCGCTCTAATGCCCACCAAGCCAGGAACGCACAAGGCAATAAAAAGAATCACACAGCGCCATGAAGTAGAGCAACCAAACTACGGGCAGGGGCGCGGCGGTAGGCCTTGGAGAAGAAAGCGCGAAAGAATACTCAAGCGCGACGGATACATGTGCCAATGCCATGAATGCAAAGGAACAAAGAGAATCGCTCACGAAGTCGATCACATTATCCCAATAGCGCAGGGCGGCACAGACGACGACAACAACCTGCAATCGATGAACAAAGACTGCCACTACAAGAAGACAAAGCAAGAGATGGGTCACAGCGTCAGGCCACAGATAGGGCTGGATGGGTACCCGGTATAGGGGTAGGGGTATTTCGACCTTGGGGCTAACCCGCTGGACAC